ACCACATTAATAGCCTGACGAGCCTTGGCATCAGCAAGAGCCTGTTCTGCGGCAATCAATGGTTTATATGCTGCCTGTTCTCGAGTTAGAATTTCTTGAAACTCTTGTTCATTTAACTTTCTAGCAAGTTGTTCTTCTCTTAACTTTTGTGCGGCTTCAATGGCCTTGTTCATTGCTGTAATACCAGCAGTTTCGCCTTGTCCTTGTCGACCGCCACCTATGGCCGCGATTTGTTGTTGAATATCTTTAAGTTTTGTAGCGACTTCAAGTTCTTGATTGCTATACAATACTTTTAACTTTTGTGCTTGTTGTGCTTGAATAAATGCTTCAGTCAATGGACCCATAGCACCATATTGATCCAACAATAGTTTATTTTGTTGTTGTAATGCTGATATTTCAGGACCATAATCAGGATGAGTTGGATTATTGGCCATTTCCAACTGCAATACCTTGATTTTATTAAGGTTAGTTTCCATTTCTTTACCAACCTTGACATCCTCATCAAATGCAGCCAATCTAGATTTACGCAGATCTTCACTGGCACCTACCAAACTGATTTCAAGTTTAAGTCTTTCTTGTGCGGCTGTATTGGCAGCAAGTTGTCTAGCCAATACACCTTGTAATTCAGCAGTTTTGGCAGCATTAGGATCTAAAGCAGATTTAGAACTAACAGGTAATTTTGCTTGTTCTTCGGTAGAATTTTTTAAATCAGTTGTTAATCCTATTAAATCTTTCATCTTATTCATAAAATTATCGATAGGATGGATATCAAAAGCAGATAAAATAATTTCACCTACTAATAGAACTGCCCCTGCTAATAACATTGCTTCAGGTAATAATGCTGCTATTCCTGCAGAGGCCGCTACTGCCGAAGCACTAACACCAGTAAATGCTCCGATTAAAGATAATAAAGCAGGTCGAAGCGCAAATGTTATGGCTGTGGTCACCGCACTGACAAATATATATACCGCATCTTTAGATTCTAAGAATTTAGATATTAGATTACTTAAAAATCCAATATCTTGTGAACCTGTTGATAATAAATTTAATGAAAAGGTATTAAAAGCACTTTGTATTTTATTATATTCTAAGGCTGCTTGATCTACAGCGGCAGCGTGTTTTTCTAAATCTTCGCTGGCTTTAATAAGTTGTTGAGATAAAGTGTTTAATGGTAATCCCATAGCACCTCGGCCAAAGATTTCCATTTTTAATCTAGCCTGTTCGCCAGCATTATCTATACCTTTTAATCCTTCGATAACTTTCTTAAACAATTCATCTGGAGATAGTTGATTCAAATCTCTCATCGAAACACCAACAGCATTAAACGCTGCTCGAAGTTTCATATTACCATCTTCGGCTTGGTCCGCCGCTGAAACCATACGTTCTAACATTTGACCAACTTTTTGTGTATCTATACCTACAGCAATACCAGCGGCACCTAGTTGTAACATAGCGGCTGTGCCAATACCTAAACTTTCGCCCATATTATGGACAACATTAGACATTTTTAATAGGTCTTCAGTTAAACTAACCGTGGCACTTAAACTAAAAGCACCGACCAATCCTTTAAGTTGGGTGGATAATCCTTCTAAACTAGATTTAGCAGAATCAGAATTGGTTTTAGCCCTATCACCTAGATTATCAAAACTTTTGGCAGCATTATCAATACCGGATTTCAATTGTGTAAAAGCAGGAGTCATTTGACCCAATTTATCCAAAACCTTTTGAATTGCCGCAGTGGCATCAGTCATGGTCTTAGTGGTATTTTGACCAAAGGCCTGTGCAGCCGCTTGTGCCTGTGTTAGTTTTGCAGTGTATTGACTATCATCTAATACGAGTGTGACGCTGATATCTGCCATGGTTGCCCCTTATTTCTTTTGTCCTATTTTTTGTATCATTGGTGGAATGATTTTCTTCATAAACTCTCGTGTGGGTTTACTCATACCGTGTGGTGCTTGTAGTGATCCTCTCATACCTTTAGCACTTAGGAAACGACCTTGATCCAATACTGATGCATAAGGATATAATGCCGCAACATATTCACCATTTTCTAAATGTGTATTATTGCGAGCATTACCGGTATCTATAGGAGTGATATCGTGAAAATGTTTTTCAACAATGGGCATGGCCATATGTTTGATCTTTTTAAGTTCAGTGACCTTGGCTGTTAGTCCACTGATATCAACTTTTATGCTATTTGCCATCTATATGCTTTCCCTTAAAAGTTTGTAATGCTGCTTTTAAATCATCTTCCTTAAACTCTGGAGTTCGACCTTCTGCCTTATCCCTTTGATATTTTTCATAACTTAGAGCCACATCAAGAACCATAATGTCCAAGGTAGTGGCACGTGTCATTACTTCACTGGGCAATAGACCATATCTATTACCCAATCTATCCAAGGTCACAGCAGTATAAACCTCAGGCGATTCCGGTGAGAAATCACCACCTGTCACTTTCCCAGCTGTGCTACCAACTTGGTAAAGGCTGCAACCAATACATTACTTGGCAACATATAACCATCTGTGATTACTGGTGTGCCATCTTCGTCAAGGATCATATCCTTCATGATTTGTCCCATAACTTGAACATCTTGTCCACCACCTGCGGCAAACTTTAAGAAAGTTTCCATGGGCTGTCGGTCATAAACGTAAAAGTCTAAAGGTTCACCATAGGCTTGAACGATTGCTTCATCGTCGATAGTGACCTTGATTAATTCTGCTTGTTTGGCTAATTGTTTGAGTTTCATCTTTATACCTTTTGTTTTAAATAATGTAGAAGTGCCAATGCAAATACATAGCGACTTTCAGCTTTATCTAGATCGCCCTGTGCGTGGCGTATCTCACTCAATCCCTTGGCCAATTCGGCTTCTAAACTTTGTAGTAGCTCGGCCATTGACTTTTCTTCAAATCTCATATCTGCATATCCTTCTTGATATATTTATTGATGCCGTGAAAAAGGGGCATTTTATTGCCCCCTTTAACCAACTTAATCTTGTAGATTAAGTTGCACTTACTGTATAGCGTCCATCGACTTCTAGAATCAATGGTGAAATCCATACAGGCTGATCTGGTGTCACTTTTGGTGCTAGACCAGATAGGAACGCTGAACCATAAACTGCTTCAGTGTTGCCAGTGCCGCCCCAATATAACTTGAAGTAGACACGAGTTTTTTCATTGCTTAGATTAAAGATACCTGCTTGAACTGCTGTGGCACCATTTTGTGGTAGTGCTCCAGTGGTTCCATAGAAGGCCGCGGTATCTAAGACCAATGTTAAGTTTAGACTGTTAGTTGCAGGTGTAACTGCGACTTTTTGTCCTAGTTCATCTAACTGTTTCCAACGGAATACACCGTTATTGTTAGTTACTGTAACATCTTGTAATGCTGGTACTAGTAGCACGCCGGTAGATGTCGAAGTAATAACAGAACTGGTAGTAACGTTGGTAGTAGTTGAAATAAACAACTGCACAAAGTCTGGTTGTGCTGATACGTTAATGTTTGCCATTATTTTTCCTTTTATATTACTTGTAATCTCGAAAGATCAAATGTTATGCGATAGCGTTGGCTGTTCTTCACATATTGCTGTTGGATGGTATGTTCACGGAGGAAATATCCACTTTGACTAAAAAGCGCATCATCTATGAATATAGGGAATATCGCCAACATATTTTCCACATAGGGATTATCTTGTTGGGTCACTATATACATTTCAATGCGATCCTTAATGGTGTAGACATGTCCACCAGGTAGTATACCATTGGAGTTTTTCTGACGATCCGCTTGATACACTTCAGCCACATAGATGCCTTCACTTATAACATTCTCGCTGGCGGGAAAGTTATAAAAGACTTCTACGTATTGGGTGCCAGTTGTGGTGGCCAAATAGTTGGTCAACGTGTTCTGGACCTGCTGTTGTGTAAAAAGTGGCATTAGAAATATCTCCGATCACCTTCAAAGAAGTTGACATCAGCCAACCAACTTTGTTGATAAGTTCCAATAACAGGATGACTTGGATGAGTAACTTGCGTATTCATTAGGTCATAATAATAACTTTCTTGAATAGCCTTTTCCCATTCTTCCTCAAAGCGACGACGTGCAAAGTCATAGTTTTTGGCATCCTTTTCATTGATATTGCTGTTGTCTGTGACAATGGTAGAGTAGAAGATCTCCGCTACCTTGAAACATTCTAAGCGAACCAATGTTTGGTTTTGCTTGACTAACTGTGCAGGATTGAACGCTGTGACTGTGACTCCGGTTACTGGATCCGCTTGATAGTAAAAAGCACCAAGAGTGCGTTCTACATACAAGGGCCACCAACCGAACTCAAACATATTCAACATTTCAATCGAAGCCTTGGGATAGAATACAGCATCTAACTGATAGTCCTGATCACCAGCAAACACCTGTTCCATGCGTTTATAACACGCACGGTCATAGAATAACATATCATTAGGTTGACCGTTGGTAACATTGTTGCCACTGGTCGCATTACTGATACGGTTTACTCCACCAGGTTGTAGTGTAGTGTCACTAAATCTTAAGAAACTTGCTATTGCCATATTTGTGCTCCTGAGACGGGCATCAACGATGCCCTATTGACATTAAGCGATGTTGATCGCAATACCACGTGCTTGGTCAACAACACCGGCACCAAAGTAGCCAAGTCCTGTAATCCAAGTTTGTAAGCCACCGTCTTTGTCACCCATAGAGATGTCAAGACCTTTAACCATTACTGTGGTAATAGCCTGTGGTCCGATAGCAGCACCAACAGAGGTAGCACTTACGTTAGCACCATCAATCCAACGACCAGCAACGCTAGTTTGTAGGAATGTAGTGAAAATCACGGTGCAACCATATAGATTACGCAACATACCAGTGGCCAATAACTCATCACCAAGGGCGGTTAAGCCAGCATTGATGCTTGTTCCACCTTGGCTACCTGGAGCATAAACAGCACCACCAGTCAATTCGCTCAATAGGCGTTGTTCTTCGTTAGGGCCAAGAATAACAGTTGGACGTCCTGGGTTACGTGATTTACGCCATGCTTTGATCACGTTACGAACCATACCAGCAACGGTGTTGGCAGTGTAGTCACTGTATGTGATTGTAGCTGTGCTTCCTTCGGCGATTAGACCTTGGGCCGCGTTGGCTTGAATACGTGTGAAACCGTCTGTGACAGGAGTGTTAGACACGCTGTAATATACGGCGGTTTGTGTGTTGGCAAAACCAGCTAGGCTAGTGTCACCAGAACTTACTACGCTGGGGTTACCGACGAAAGAAGCAGTGATACGTTGATCAACTTTTTCAGCGAAACTCATACCTAGTTCTGTTCCTAGGTTAGCAGCCAAGTCGAACGCTGTGGTCCAGCCCAAGAACTTACTGAAAGCGGTCATTGCAACTGCTGGAGTAGCAACAACTTCTTTAGCTGTGATCTGTGCTGTTTGTTCAATACTTGTTGTAGTAGAGTATGTAGGGTTGGTATTGCTGTCAACATAATCACCATAGCTGATAGGAGCCATGTGTGG